CAATCCTAATCGACCACGTAGGGAATCATTTAAGGCATGGACTGCCAAACGATGACAGGGATTGGACACTAGCTGGACTTTCAAAGACGAAAAAACCAGCCGAAAAATCTCCCAAAACTTGTGAGCAGTGTTTTGCGACATTTTGGAGGGAGCAGATGAAAGATAATTGTTGCCCATATTGTGGAGCGGTTATCATTCAACCAAAAATCGTCATAAACTTAGACGATAAACGCTCAAAAATTGAGCTTTCAAAAATCGACCAAGAGATGGTATTCATCAACGTAAATGGTGAAGAAATCGAGGTCCGAAAAGATGAAGCGATGGTATATTGTCGCGTCAAGAAATATGGAAAACAATATACAAAATGCCAAAACCTAGCCGAATTAAAGGCGTTTAGAAATCTAAAAGGATATGCTAACGGATGGTTATGGTTTCAACAGAAAAGGTTAAATATTTGGAGGTAACTTATTATGTCACTATTTTCAGTAAATTATGAAGCAGCAGAACAATTCGCGTCTATCACAGATGGAACGTATGAGGTATTTGTCTCACAGGCGGAGCAGAACGCAAGCAAGAACGGTACAGATTTTCTGGACATCCGCCTTAAAATTCGGGATGATTTCCAGCAGAAATTCCGCAATAATCTAATCTTTGACAAAATTTGGATCAACAAAGAAACGCTTCAATATCCAACATGGGCGCTTCAACGTTATGCCAAAGCAGTTAAAATCCCAGAGGGAATTGAAGTTAACTCTATTGATCAATTCCTTGAATTGATCCGTGGTAAGTCGCTGAAAGTAACCGTTAAAAACGTTACATCAGAATACAACGGTCAGACTTACGAGAATCTGAATGTAACGAAAATGGAGCAATCAGAGTTGCCAGCATTCGCAGTTCAGTCAACAAATCAGCAGTTCAGTGAAGATGAATTAGATTTGCCATTCTAAGACTATGGTAGGAATGGTAGATTACGCGCTGAATTATCAAGCTAACGGCTTTTCTGTCATTCCAATCGACAAGCGTAGTAAGCGTGCTATCACTAAATTCAAAGATAGCACCTTTAACGCTGACGATATCAAACGGTTTTGGCACGAAGAACCAGAAGCGAATATCGCGCTCAGAACAGTAGACTTTTTCGTCATTGATATTGATGTCACTAAAACCGAAAACGGCTACCAATCATTAAACGATTGGGAATTGTCGCAATACATACCAGACACCCTCAGAGTAACAACTCCAAGCGGTGGAGAGCATATCTACTTAAAGAAACCTAAAGGGATTGAAATCAGTCAAGATATACGAATCAAAGCTGGTATAGACATTAAAGCTAACAAAAATAATTACATCTTAGTACCGCCTAGCAATAATTCTAAAGGTCAGTATAAGTGGAAAAATAAGCACCCTATCGCTGAATGTCCACCAGAGATTTTAGAAATCTTAAAAACTGAAAAGAAAAAATCTAAGGTAAACTTCACCACGGATTATCAGAAAGGTGAGTATTCAAGCAAAACAGCAAAACTTTTTGAACAGGTCGTATACGGGCTGGGTGATAAAGGTGGTAGAAATAATGCTCTTGCAAGTTTTGTCGGTGGCCTGCTCCTTAGAGGAGTAGAAGTAGACGCGATATATATGCTTGCAAAACTAGCAAACCACTACACACCCGAAAGCCTCCCACAGAGCGAATTAGACCGCACGTTTGAAAGTATGCTTAGAAAGGATATGGATGGATCTTGAATTATTAAAACAAGAATACCGTGAGAAGCAACAACAACGGCATTTAATCGAAATCATCGAAAAACCAAACGACTGGCGAGAAATTCGGTTAGCCTGTCGGTATTATCGTGAGCGTTGGCTAGAAGAACATAAAAACGATTATGATCCAGTCACAAACACGGTAACACCAAAGAAAAACCCACCCACGCGCCTTACTGAATTGGCAGTAGCGCAAGGAATGGAAGAAATTCTTTACATCGTCAACCTATCGAATGATCGTGTGGCGGTTTATGATCCAGATCATGGATATTATCATAAAGACCCTAGCTATGCTTATAAAATCATTCGATTGTTAGAGCCAAACTTTAGTGAGGCACGCGCAAAGAATGTACTCTTTATGCTTGCAGCGACTCCACGGGTGAACCAGCATGAGCATTTCTCATGTAACTTCTCCACAGGAGAATACAAAGACCCTAAACGTTTTATCTTAGTGAAGAACGGTATTTACGACAAAAAGAGAAAATTTCTCACAGGTTTTACACACGAATTCGTAGCTTTCTCGACCATTGCTACTGAATACAATCACTTTGCGAAATCTCCAACGATTGACGGTTGGAACGTAGATGATTGGTTACTGGATTTAATGAGTGGTGATGAAGAGCTGGTACATCTCATCTGGCAAGTCATTTCAGCAAGTCTTAATGGTAACTACTCATACCGCAAATCAATCTGGTTCGTCGGTGAGGGGAATGATGGTAAAGGTACAGTCCAGCAGTTAATTACAAACGTAGTCGGGATGAAAAACGTGGCTAGTCTTAAAATCAATCAATTCGCAGAACGTTTCTCACTCTCAATGATTGAGGGGAAAACAGTAGTGATTGGTGATGATGTCCAGGCTGGCATCTACGTAGATGAATCTTCAAACTTCAATAGCGTGGTAACTGGTGAACCAGTATTAGTAGAAGAAAAAAACAAACAGCCTTACACAACGGTGTTTAAGAAAACTGTTATCCAGTCTACTAATGAGTTACCACGGTTTAAAAACAAAACGAACGGTACATACAGACGGTTTGCAATCATTCCATTTAAAAAGTCATTTTCTAGTGAAGATGATAACTGGGCAATCAAAGATGATTACATCTACCGTGAGGAAGTATTAGAGTACGTTTTGAAAAAAGCCTTAGAAATTTCATTCGATCGGTTCATCGAACCGAAAGCATCGCTTGAAGCCCTCGAAGATTTCAAAGAATCAAACGATACAGTCAAAGCATTCGTCATGGAATGGTTCGATAAATTCGAATCTACCCGCCTCCCGTCAAGGTATTTGTGGTGGTTGTATCAAGAGTGGTGCAAGGACGAGGGAGTGACTAAGCTAACTAAACGTAAGTTTGAAATTCAACTGGCTAAGAATATACCCGATGGATGGGTGAAGAAGAAAATAAAACCTTTGGGTAAATTCATTCCATCGGTTGATGTTCCAAAACACTATATCGGTTTTATTTGGTCAGACGAAGAAAGTCAAATTCCAACAATGGGGTATGAAAAAAGTTCCTGAGTTCCCGTTTGGTTCCATTAAAAAATGGAGAACGGGAACCGCCTTAACCCCTTGCGGTTCTAGCGTTTAGGTTATATTGGTTCCACTGTTCCATTACTATTCTATTGAAATAATAATAAATAAAATAATAAAAATATATATAAATAGAAACGGGTACTGCTACGGGAACTTTTTACCAAAAACACAAGCAAAACCCTTGGTATTACTGGTTTTCTGGTGGTTCCATTAATCGGAACCACTACGGGAACTTTTGGAGGATATTGTGAAAACTGAACATACTATACAAAACGAAATACGGGTGGCCTTAACCGAAAATGGCTATACGGTATTTCGGGCGAATGTCGGGAAAGTAAAAACCGCAGATGGTAGATGGTTTGATACGGGATTACCGAAAGGACATCCAGATCTATACGGTTTTAGACCCGATGGGAAAGTATTTTACATCGAAGTAAAAAATGCAAAAGGTCGAGTGAGACCAGAACAAAAACAATTTATTAAAACAGTTAAAGCGCGTGGCGCACTTGCAGGAATCGCACGTAGCGTAGAAGATGCGCTGGATATCATACATGGAGTATATGTAGATGAAACCAACGTACAAGGAGCAACTACAGCAAGAACTGGCACAAGCACAGTTACAACTGCAGGGGCTGGAAGAATTGGAACAGAAAAAAATGAAACAACGCAATCTAATCAATAACCAACTACTGAAAATACAAATGCAGAAGCAGGAAGCAAGAGCAACAATACAAACCAATCGGGAGTTGCTACGAATGACGATGACGTTTAAATAAGTGTTAAGGCTGGCAGATTTTAAAAGGTCTGCTAGTCGTACCTCACAAACAATAAAATAAGACACTGATGCGAAGCGAGTGAGGCGCTTCAAAACAGTCGTGATAAAACTACTGGTTTTATGCCTTAACACACGGCTGGCCTGTATATCAACCGATAAAAAACAAAGGAGAGTCCTTTCTTAATGTATTACATACAAGTAAGTCTGATATACGCTTACGACTAACATCCTATATTGGTATGAGGCTTGGAAAACCTCAGAGGGTTCGATTCCCTCTATAGGATTTAGGACAGGATTAGGACTCCTTATGATACATTTTTTATTTCACGCTATCGACCCGTCCCGATAGCTGGCTAGCTGTAGACTCCTTGAGTGGTGCAACTCCACTCGCTAGTCATTGCTCACAATAAAATTAGAAAGGCCCTCTAATCTAGTTTTTCTGAAAAAGGGGAGCATGAGCAACTCCCCTATTTTAGTAAAGTAGATAGAGATTGTTATGGAAATTGAATTAATTAAGCGATCAATTCGACTGGATCGACAGCGACTACAGGATACGAGTAGCGACTTACTCATACAAAAAAAATTGGTAAAACGGCAGTGATTGGACGATCACGAGCGATAAAAGAAAGGATCAACAAAAACATTATGGCATTAGAAAAGGAATTAGTAACGTTAACCAAGAAATGGTTTATCGACCGTGACCTTGAACACGGTGGACGGTTAGATAAGCAAGCTCTCAAATTAAGTGAAGAGTTTGGCGAGCTATGCGCTGGATACCTCAAACAAAATGAAAAGCTAACCAAGGATAGCATCGGTGATTGTGCGGTAGTGATCGTAGGTCTTGCTCTTTTGATTGACGTAGACGTACACAGTATCTTTAAGATCGAAGATGGTGTTAGACCAAAAGAAACAATGGAAAGTTTTAAATTGCTGAATGCCAATATCAGTGAGTTCCAGCTATCTCAAGATTTAGCAAGTAAAGAAATGTGTCGGCACAATCTAGTACGTGCGGTGGCTTACTTAAAATCTATTAGTAAGGCACTCAACTACGACTTCGCAGATTGCTTTGAGCTAGCGTACAACGAGATCAAGGACCGGAAAGGTCGCTGGGTCGAGGGTAGCTTTGTAAAAGAGGAGGATTTAGAAGATGGAACCATGGTATAAATTTATTTTATATGGAACTTATGACGGGTTTAGCCGAAGCACCCTTGGCGATGACAATTTATATTTGGTTTTAGAGAATGGTGAGAAAGTAGAAGTTCCTAGATGCTTCGTAAAAAATGCAAGTGATTTCATTGAAAAAGATAAACTAAAATTAAAAGACGTTATCGCACGAATTAAGAAGCTAGATCTTGGCACTCAGAAAGTTTGGCTCAACGAAATTTTGAATGAATTGGGTAGCGACTATGGGACTTTGAAATATAAAGCAGGTTACGAGCAAGGAAAACTAGAGGGTGAATGGGTTGGTCGGCAATTAAAAGATGCTGAAAAAATTCGGCAAGAGTTGAATAGGCCAGTAGTAAAGCAGTTTGTAGCGGATTGGTATGAGGAACACAAGGAAGAACTTGAATTTAACATTTGGGATTGGATTAAATATACACAAGAAGAAGAAAAGATTAAAAATAGACAATTTACCGAGTGGTTGGCTGAATGTGAGAATGATCCTGTTGAAACCTTAATTAAGATGAAGCTGTTTGGTTACGAGGTCGAGAAAGAGAAGCGGTATGAAGTGATATTGTGCAATGGACAGTCGTTGAAAACTGTGTACAGACAGGGTAAGGATCGTCTTGATTTTGAAAAGGTGTATGGCGATCTTGAAAGATTTACTAGAAAACAATTGGAAGAAGCTGGTTTCGGCTGGGTGTTTGATTGTGAGGGAATGGAAGTTAAGGAGGTGTGAAAATGAATAAGCAGGAATTGATTGAACGTATCGACAAGTTACCTTACGTTGAAGGTCCTATTGCTGATACGGTGACAGTTAATAGAGAATGGATATTAAAATCAATAGAACAACTAGACGAACCACAGAAAGTCACAGTACCGCAGTTTGTGGGGGATTTCATCGCAGAACAGAAAAAGCTAGGGCATATGCTGTCCTACTCAATAGATGCATGCATGTCTGATATAGTTGCAGAATGGTATTGGGACAATTCCGAACTCTTTGCACGAGCTTGGCTTGACGGCTACGAGGTCGAGAAAGAGAAGTGGTATACGGTAAAGATGAGAGCAACAAAACAACCGCTATTTTATAATAATATGTACGAGAAAATATTTTTTTCTTTGGGGGAATTAGCTACTCGATTTACACGTAAAGAACTAGAAGAAGCTGGTTTCGGCTGGGTGTTTGATTGTCCAGGAATGGAAGTTGAGGAGGTGAAATAATGATTCCAATAAAAAAATTAGGAAGGATGAGGATAAACAATAGAAAAAACTTAGAGTATTGTTCTTTGTTTGAGTGTCCTCGATGTGGTTCTCATGTCATTAGACCAACAGGGGAAGGCAACAGATTGACAGCATGTAGTCAATCTTGTTCTCAACTAGGTATTAGGAGAGGACCTTATAAAGAAAGTGTCATTATTAGTGGATATGAATACATTTATATGCCAGAACACCCTAATGCTATGAAATCTGGTTATATTGGAAAACACAGGCTAGTTTTAGAAAATAAATTAGGGAGATATTTAATGGATGGAGAAATTGCACATCATGTGAACGAGGATAAGTTAGACAACAGTCCTGAAAATATTGAATTGATGTCATTCTCAGAACACTCGAGGTTGCATGCGAAAGAAAAATGGGAGGAGCGTGGTGGATTTGTTACGATTTAGAGCATGGCATAAAACATGGGAAGAAATGTGCCGAGTCAAACGGATAAGATTTGACGATGACGGAAACGTGACCACTGTCTTGTTTAAAGGCAAAGATTTAGGAACTAACACGAAGGTTTACGAAATCGAACTCATGCAATCAACAGGCTTGCATGATAAGAATGGTAAAGAAATCTTCGAAGGGGATATAATCCGAACGAACGCTTTCAGTTGTATAGTAGGCTTGGGTAAATATACTCATTTCGAAGATGAGAATACACAGATAACAGAAATTGGTTTTTACTTATCATTTCTAAATGTTGACCAAGCTACTTATGCTCCTTTTGAAAAATGTTACTGGGATAATTGCGAAGTGATAGGAAATATTTATGAGAATGAACTTGATCTGATAATGTACGAAGCCTATAAATATAATAAAAAAATGAGTGAGGACAAAGAATGACACGACCAAACAGATACCCATATACCAAGAGCCAGTGGACGGAAGAGGACTATGTTTCTTATACAAATATGCATGGCGAACATATCGCACTCAAGATTTTAAAAAATCGAATCACAGGAGAAACAAAATGATCTTTGCTTTGACATTATCGGACATCGTAGAATTGATTATCGGTGCTATCTGGTTAATTGGTTTTATCGGTGCAATTATCGTGGGAATATTAAGCAGAAAGGGGAAACATGACTAAACTATTTTACACAATCCTCACATCAGTATCGTTAGTATTTCTGATCGTGTGTATTAACTTAAACTCACGGATTGAAAGTCTTAATAAACGTGTGAGCGATCTGGAATGGACGGTACAAGAACATGAGTTATCTATCCAGCAACTGGCAGAACAGAATAATGCGCAGGATGTGATTTTGAATAAATTGAACAGCGAGTACCAGATGCGTGAGAAGCAACGTGCGGAGGAATTGAAAGAGGTGGCTGAAAGAAATGGAGTGGGTGGATGAACATTAAAACACGTTTGAATAATCTTAGATATTTCGAATCAAAACTCAACTCACTACGACAAGAACGAATTGCTTTGCGTGCCACAGTTCAGAAAGCGCAGATCTATTCGGATGAGCCAAAAAGTAGTAAACAAGGCAACAAAACGGAAGATTTAAACGTTCGTATCATCACGAAGTCTGAACAAATCGACAAAAAAATGGAAAAACTTTGGAACGAACGCAATGAAACTGTACAAGCCATTGAGTCGTTAGAAAATCCACTAGAAAACATCATCATGCGCTGGTATTATATCAACGGTTGCAGTCGTTTTGAAGTGATGCGAAAGGTCAACTGTTCGAGAACTACATTCCATCGTGTAAAAAAGTCTGCAATTGAACATCTTGAAGCTAAATTATGAGACCTTTTGAACTTTTTGGGACTTTTAAAGTGGTATTATGGTAGTACGGACAAGGAGAACAGGACATCTACTCCAAGCGGTTTGAGCGTTTTTTTCAAAGTTTTATCTCCAAAAAATAGTTTTGATGATTTTTCACGTTACATGCTCCTTGTCTATCTTTTTTTGATACCAACGGGATCGGATTAAACCGATCTTTTTTATTTTTTTACGAAAGGGGTGATGGAAAATCGCCAAATTGTCAATGAGGCAACAACGATTTGTAGATGAGTACATCATCTCTGGCAACGCCACTCAAGCAGCGATCAAGGCTGGGTACAGCGAAAAGACTGCTGGTAGAATAGCTGGCCAAAACTTGAAAAAACTTGAAGTTAAGGCCTACCTGGACGAAAAGATGGCTGAATTGCAAGCTAAGAACATCATGAGCGCAGAAGAAGCTCTAAGCATCCTGTCTGACATTGCGAGAGGGAAGCGTGACGAGGAAGTCTTGCTGATGGACCCTACAACTGGTGAGGTTCGCAGGCTTACGAAAAAAGCCGATAATGCAACAGTTATTAAAGCTATTCAAGAGCTATTGAAACGATACCCAACTGCTAAACAAGCAGAGAAACTAGAACTCGAAATAGAGAAGTTGAGGACGCAGATGGAGCAAGGTGTGGTTTCAGATTTGAATATCACAATTATAGACGAGTGGGCAAAAGATGGAAGTTAAGATCCAGAAAAACATCAATCCTCATTTTAAAAGCGTCTGGACAACTAGCAAGCCTTACAACATTCTGAAAGGTGGACGGAACTCTTTTAAGTCTTCAGTAATAGCCTTATTACTGGTTTATATGACGATACCTTTCTTAACCGCTGGTAAAAAGGCGAACGTGGTCGTTATCCGTAAAGTAGGTAACACTATTCGGGATAGTGTATTTCTAAAAATACAATGGGCTTTGAATAAGTTTGGCTTGTCTGGACGATTTAAAGCTACAGTGTCGCCTTTCAAGATACAAGACACGGTTACTGGTTCATGCTTCTATTTCTACGGTCAAGACGACTTTCAGAAGTTGAAATCGAATGACATAGGGGATATTATAGCGGTCTGGTATGAGGAAGCTGCGGAATTTAGCAACAAAGAAGATTTTGACCAGTCAAATGTGACCTTTATGAGACAGAAGCATCCAGATATTGACTTTGTGAAGTTCTTTTGGTCGTACAACCCGCCACGAAATCCATATAGCTGGATCAATGAGTGGGCAGAAGAATTAAAAGATAATGAGAATTATCTGGTACATTCGTCATCTTATTTAGATGATAAACTAGGCTTTGTCACGGAGCAAATGCTGGAAGATATCGAACGCATTAAAGAGAATGACTACGACTACTACAGATATATCTACCTGGGAGAGCCGGTTGGACTTGGTACAAACGTGTATAACATGGAGTTGTTTAGGCCAGCTACAGAAGTACCAAGTGATGAGCGCGTGATTGGTCAATTCTTTGCAGTCGATAGCGGACATCAACAATCTGCTACGACGTGCTTGCATTTAGTTATGACAAGTGCCGATAAGGTTTATCTAATCGATAACTACTACTACAGTCCAGCGGGCAAGACGTATAAGAAAGCACCCAGCATCTTGTCTAAGGAGTTGCATGACTACTTGGAGGAGAAAGCAAAACGTTTTCCTAATGCGCCTATTTTGAATATGACAATAGATAGTGCGGAGGGAG